AAGTTCAATCTGGCTTGATGAAACATTTGCCCCTAGGGTAGCAACCGCAGGGAAACCTACTTGATCTAATCTGATTGCATCAAAAGAAGATTCAACAACATAAACAATCTTTGATGCTTTTACTCTGTGAAGATTAAATAATATCTTGCTCTTTGGAAGACCTGGAGTATTCTTAAACTCTTTACCTTCAATAGTTCTTGCAACAAATCCAATAGACATGCCGTCTGGCGACTGCATTGGAATAACTACAGAGTCTTGTTTTTCTGAGTATCCAAGGTCAAACTTTACAACTGACTCTTTGGTAATTCTGCGCCCTTCAAAGTAAGTCATTGCTCTTGGTGAATCAATTGCCTGCTTACATAGTCTTTTAATTAACAACTCGTCATACTGAACAAAGTCAGGCATCTGATGCAGAGCCTTGTTAACAACTGCCTCAATATTTGTTTCTGTTTCTTTGCTCTTAATAAACCTTACAGTTTCAAAATATGTTCTATTGGTCATATGCATAATTAACTCAATTAGGCTTCTTGTTGTTTGACATCCAAAACAAAAGAATAAACCAGACTCTTTTGAAACTTCTCCTGCTGGAGTTCTATTATTATTATGATAAGGGCAAAAAATTATATAGTCAGTTCCATACTCAGCCTCTATATCAATTCCTGCACCAGTTATAACTCTGTGTATTTGTTGTGTTGTATATAATTCTTTAGCCATTTTTGTCTTCAAAATCCTTGTATCTGTAATATCCCTTATCAAAGTCTGCTTGTACTAAAAAGTCTCCCATAAATCCATTACGGTTTTTTCTAAATGCACACTCAATAATATCACTATTAGTAGCACGACCAAGTGCTAATACCCAGTCAGCATCGTAGGCAATTTGTCTAGACCAAGATGTTTGACCAAGAGTAGGAACACTACTTAAGTCTTTTGCATCATCTGGAGTTGCAGAAGAGATAGCCATAATAGGCACTTCTTCACTAATAGCCATTAACTTTAGTTCACGAGAAAGGTTCTTCATTCGTACCGTTTCGTTATCTGACTTTTGATTTGGACTCATAAGTTGTAGATAGTCTACAATAACAAAGTCTGGCTTGTACTGGTCAATCTTTCCACGAATTACAGAAGGAGTAACTTCTCCACCCTGATCGTTTGAAATAATATGAAAGTGTGGCCTGCCTTGAAGTTTGCTTTCATGCCATTTCTTAAGCATATCCATTTCAACATCACCGTTAGAAAGTTTTCTATGTGACCAAAGACCCTCACCCATAATGGTAAATGCACGATTTCTAACCTCTGTCTCTGACATTTCAAGACTAATAATTAATGGAGTTTTACCCTGCTTCCAAGCCTGCACAGCAAAGTACAGTGCTAGCCAAGACTTACCAATACCTGGGTAAGCAAGAAATACTCCTAACTGACCTGGCATAATTCCAGACGGTAGGTAGTTATCAAATCCTGGAAGCCCAGTCTTAATTCCAATATGACCAAGTGCTTGTTGTTTTTTTACATTTTCAAAATATGCAACAGCAGAGTCTATGTCTGTAGCATCAATATCACGAATAGTAGATGTGTTCTTTTTTAACTCTGAAGTTTTTGTAATCAGTTGTTCTAATGCTTTTGGACCTTCGCCCTGCTGTATTTCAGAAGCAGCATTACGAATAATATCTTTTAGACTATCGTTAAGGTACTCTACTTGTAATTCATCTAGGTGGTGCTTTGTTGCACCTATACCTTCTGCTGGAACAAAGTCTCTAAACTTTTCTACAACTAGCGAGACTGGAGGAACTGTTGAGTTTGCTTCTGAATAATTTCTAATAAAATTCCATACATCGTTATGGGTTCTAAGAAGATTATCAACATTTGCCTGCAATAAAACATGAACTTGTTTATCAGTTAAAACAGCAGTGATTAGTTTTGCCTCTGTATTATTCACTTAACCACTCCTTTGCTTTTGCCCTACGCTCTTTACGTTCTGTGTCGTCTTGCTCTTTATCAAGTTTACCATTAAGAATTTTTTCTGCATTGTAGGCAAAGAAGTTCCAAGTAGGATCTTGCGCTACAGCAAAGTAATAGTCCAATAAGTCATAACAAGCAGAAATCCCATACGATTCAACAAGGGCATCAGATGCCCATTGCTCAACATTTAAGTTGATGTTGGACTTTTGCTCATATCTCTGCAAGTAAAGTTTGTTGTAGCGACTGAGCAAAGCCATTCGGTCTTTGCGTTCAGCCACTCTACTCTGCTACGATTTCGGCTTTTGCTTCGTTTACTTTTTCAATTACTTTGTTTTCAACAAATGCATAGATACGATCCATAGCCTCATTTGTTGTTTCACCTTCACGAGTGTAATCAACAACACCAAGATCAACTCTTAGTGATTGAAAGTTACCCAGGTTAAGCGTGTATCCAAGTGTTGCAGATACCTTTGTGTTTTGTCTTTCAATAACGTTCTCTGTAATTTCTTCCACCATTGCCTCCATTAATTAATGCTCTCATTCCAAATTGGAATAAATCTTCCATCTTCAGTTCTTGTATAAACCAGTATACCATCGCCAGTTCTTCGTGTCAACTCTTGACTCGTAGGAGTCATATTGTTTGTTATTAAATTATCTTTTCTTGGTCTTCCAATATGTATACTTGCAAGTATATCACGTATCTCTTTTAGTTGCGATTCAGAGTAGTATGCTCTTACTTGCCAATGACGTACCCCGTTTAGTTGAGAACCCATTGGTGGAGGAATGACTCCTCGTTTAATTAATAATGGAAAATATTTTCTGTGCCTATTGACAAGTTTAGCAGTTTCTGTTACAGTGTAAGCCTTTTGTCTATTTTTTCTAAAGTCAGCACGAAAACATGTTTCTAGTCTATCTTTTGTTATGTTATAAACAGAAACCATACCAGTTGATCTTGAACTATGATGCAGTCTAACTAAATCGCCATTAAGGAACCAAATATTTTTGTTTCCAGAAATTACAGGCTGACTATTGTAGTCTTTGCTCTCAAGTTTTCTTGGTTTAAAATCCATCTACCCTCCTTGCTATCTGAAGGTGGATGAAAGAATTTTCTTGAACCACAACAGATGCAATAAGTTTCAATATGTATTTGACTAGAATATTGTCTATCAACAAACATTCTGCCATTGCATTTAACGCAATGCATTACCCAATCCCCTTTAGTTTGGTATACCAATAATGATTAGGTGAACCGCTAAAGAAAGATCTCCAGATGCACCAAACCTTACAACGCCTTCTACTCTTGAAGTAGTTACACTTTTTAAAATAACATTAACATTTTGTCCTGCAGGAGTATTTCCAATATTTACTGCTGTTGCAGACGCTATTGGAGCATATTTAAAATCTGATGGAAAGTCATAGGCAAATGTTTTCTCGTTTCCAGCGCTTACTGTAGAGTTGTTTGCAACCTCTATATACCCACCAACGACTCTTGCCTCTGAAGTTTTAATACTTTGCTTTCCAGCAGAAATTGTATCAACAGTTGTGTAGTTGTAGGTTGCTGAAGAAACCTGTGTAGAAACATCGTTTAATGCATCAGCAAGTTGGTATATATATGTAACATCTAGAGGTTGCCCTCTTTCTGGTAGCGGTACTTTAGCCATTATCTCTCCATTATATCATTAAACAGTCTGATTGAGCAATCTGTAAACTTTTAAAAACGGTGTTCCAGCGGCACCATCTGATCTTTCAATTGGGTATCCTGGTAGGTATACCTCTACACTCATTCTATTTGGGGGACTAGGCTGAACAACTCCACCAACTGTATATGTTGAAGGAACTGGAATAGATAAAGAGGTTGTTGACAATCTTTCTTTGTATAGCCAATCTCCATTGCTTCCGCCTCTATCCCATCTTACCCAAAAATCATATTGAGATTCTTTTTTAATAAAATAAGTATTTCCACCATCTACTTTATTTAATGTAACAGAATCCCAAACTAAACTAGCAATGTTTCCTGCTTTATTAAACTCAATAGTTCCTGGAACAAACACATAGTCTGGCTGAACTAAATAAATTGGAGACCAGTGGGATGTTCTGTTTTTATCAGAAGACACAATTCTATATCTTAAAGAATATCCTTCACTTATACTATTAATTGGTGGAATATCTGTAACTGATACCTTAAACTTCTTAATTGTTTCATTATCCATTATGTTACCCCTACAGAAAACCTAAATTCAATATAATTGCTTGTATTTGGTGACTTAATAATTGTTTCTGCATCTGTATTTTTTACAACTGAATACCCTGTTAATCCATATAATGGATTTGTTGTTGCAATATTTTCTAGTCTAAGAGCATCAAGAGCAATATAATAATCATCAGAAGGCACATCTGAGACGATAGCACAAGCGTAAATCTTTACTACTGTAACCGCATTCCAGGTAAATCCCTGTGTCTGATATAACTCTTGTAACTGTGTTGTTGCAACATAGTATCTATTTGTAGCAAAATCATGTACTGCACCAGTACCGCTGCCATTGTCTAGTTCAATTTCAAATCTAGCAAACTCATCTGGTGTTTCTGAATCTGTTGATGCAAAATCAACCAAGATTCTTACTGTATCTGGAACCGCTGAAGAATCTCCATCTTTGCTAATGATAGAAAAAGCAAGTCTTAGTTCATCTATTGGAGAGTTTCTACTAAAATTAACATCTGCTCCAGTTAAGTGTATGTGATTAGATCCAGCCTCAATAACAAAGTGCCCAGCAGGATTGCCAGTACCTGGATCAATAGTTAAATCTGAGTCATCTCCTTGAATTAAAATAATATTATTTAAGAATCTTGCACGTTCATATCTTTCTGGACGTGGAGACTTATAAAAAATTGAGTTATCTGCGTTTGTTTGAAACACTGGGTCTGCTGTTGCAATTACGTTATCATCTAGTGGATCATCTAGCGGTTCAGTAATTGTTGGAATAGATGTTGCTGCAACTGCTGTATGGTACTGCCAGTTTTCTCCTTGGGTAAAAGCAAACACAGTTTTACTGTCATATGCTCCAGCCGATGGATTTGATCCTGCTGAATATAGCCCAATCTCTGTAATTTCATATCGTTCTTCTGTTGGTAGTTCTGCTGTAAGTACTAGTTTTTCAGTTGCCCCGTCATTTACAAAACCTCTTGATGATATGGGAACACGAAACATTTCAAAGTCTAAATTTTGTTTTTCAGAGTAGTCGCCATATGGATCTCCAGTTGCAAGAGGTTGTGCTCCACAGCCAACGGCAATGTATGAAGCGTATGCTGGAGCCTGTCCAAGCAAGTACTTCCCAATTATAGATTTTCCAGTATTAGTTATCATTTAAATATCCGCCTCATATATTGTACCACTTGCAGTTACTTCTAGTTCAATTTGTTCATCTTCAAGCATGTTTACTGCTTCAACCACCAGTTCTCCAGTTTCTGGATCTACATATACGTGAGCACCTGCTGGGCCAGTTGGCTCTACTGGAACCTTTTCGTCAAACTTAATAGAAAAGTTTTGAAAATATTTGTCTGATGTTGCTTGAAGACTAATTATATTATTAGGATTATATTGTTGCTGAATTGCTGTTAAATTTTTGATTGGTTGATAAATAACAGTTTGTCCATTTACTGTATCATTTCTTGCAATATTTATTAGTTCCTGACCACCAATATTTTCAAATATTAGGTCTGTCATTATTTCAATCGGAACAGAATCATTGTCAAAAAGAATTGTATCAATTGGTGCTGTTTTTACTGGTATTGGAGGCAATGTTGTGGCGACTGGAGTAATTGTAGAAAAACTAGAAGGCGTAACGGGCGTAGGACTAATCTCTGCCTGTGCTGGGCTTTCAACTCTTTGTGATCTTTCTTTTGAGGCTATGCGAGCATCTCTCTCAGTTGTATCTGCTTTTACTCCAGGAGCAATCATTCCTGGGCCAAAGCCAATGTCCCACCCTGCTGCTGCAAAACCTTTTCCAGCGTCTGTATTTGCGGCCTGTGATGCTGTAAGTTTTTTTCCAGACGCATCATAAAAACTTCTTGTTGACCCAGTAGCATTTGGATCATATCTTTCTGTTCCTTTTAATGCTGGATCATTACTTTTTCCAAGTCTAACATCGGTACTAGTGATATTGCCAGATGAATCAAAATATTGTTTTTGATATACACCAGGGGTTCCACTTGAAACAAGTTGTTCTTTATTTGCAAGTGCCGCCCTCATTTTTTCTTGAGCATCAAAAAGTGGAGAACCTTCTGAATATGCATAATTTGGAGTAACAAAACCATCACTACCAATTCCTAAAGAAACCCCTCCTGCTGCTGCTGATATTTCAGCCATTCTCTTAGTTGAAAGATCTCTGTACTGATCTTCAGTTATTGTCCTGTCAGTAAAGTAACTTTTCCAAAGTTGAGCCAACTTTGCATCTGGTGCTAAAAACGAACCATATTCTTCGTCTGCCATTTTATACCTCACTCAAATAAATAGTCATAGAAGGACCTGACAGACTTCTTCCATATTCAATATTATATACTACAAACCTATCATTTTCTGTAGCAACAAGATCAAGACCATCATTATTTTTATAATCTAAAGTAACAATATCTCCAAGTTGAAGTGTTGGAATTGAAAACATGTTTACTCCAATAGACTTTTTAGGAGTCATAACTTTGTTTATAATCCAGCCCATAAGTTCATCGGCATCGTCTTGTGTCTGTATGTACTGGCTATCGATTGTAAATTCATTTTTACCATAAATCAGCCTACTAAGTTTAATCTGATCATACTTTGCTTTTTCTACAAGAGGGGAAGTTATTAGTGTGCTTCCCTCTAACTGTGGGTCTGATAAATTACTTTGTTTCTTAAAGTATTCATCAACGGTTAATTCATAAGATGTGTCCTGTGTAAATGTAATACCCTGAATTCTTAAATAGTTACCCGTTGTATCGTCAAGGTTTAATGCAGTATCAGTAGCGTTAAAGATTAAGAATTCTGCTCCATAGGAGTCGGCCTGGAATCCAGATACTGTATATCCTTTAATTCTATTAAATGTGGGTGATAGTTGTGCGTATAGTGCGGGGTAGGAACGATCATATTTAATATCAAAGTAGGCACATTCACGCATAATAGATCCAAACTCATCAAAATACATGTTATATTTTGGTGGCTGCTGAGAACTAATTCCAGACAAATATGTTCCTTGGATTAAACCACTAACTGCATATTTTCTAAAAGATTCATTTGCATCAATTTCTGTATCACCAAAAACACTTGACAGAGTTTCTCCTACAACTGAGACTGTATTTTGTGCATAATTATTTGTAAGTGCATAGACGTGCTCAAACATACACCTAGAAGACCCACGAACAAAAACAGCCATATTGTTGTACACTGGCAGTGGATCTGTATCGTCAACTATTTTAATTAGTTTATTATTTACATATAAGTAGAATCTTCTTGTAGTTCCAATATCTTGATATTCTACAGACAAGTCATATACAGTAGGCTTATCTTCTCCAGACATTCTGTACTGTCCAGTAAATCTTCCATCATCAACAATAATGCTTGTAAGTCCACCCCAAAGTTTAATAGGAATAGC